CAAAAGATAAGTATTGGAAGCTATCCGAGACTTATTACGGAGATACTAAGTATTGGTGGGTTATTGCTTGGTTTAATAAAAAACCAATTGAAGCAACTATACAATATGGAGACACAATTTTGATCCCACAACCATTATCTAATCTTCTTGGAATGCTATAATGGCTTCACAAGAAGATACCAAATTTGATCATCAAGCATTTTTAGCTTCTCACATAGATGATATTAGTGAAAAGATCGTTAATAACTTTGAATACATAAGCACAATTGATACTCAAAATAAATCTTTATCAGAGACATTTGCTTTACTTACTGGTAAGACAGAAGAATTTTCTTTTACAAAACTTAAATCACATCAATATTCCGCTCTATTACCAAAAGTAAGATTATTTAGAGTTGACTCTAATGAAAATGGTGATAAAGAATATGAATTTGTTTTTAGAAAAGATACAAGTTATAATGAAAATGTATTAGGACAAAATCTTATTAGGGATAATAGTGCTGGAATTAAAAGTATAAATTGGACCTTAGCAGGAACCAACCCAACAACAGCACAAAAGTCTATTGAATGTTCTGTTGAGTTTTATTTCAGTTCGATTAATGCGTTCTCTGGTGGTGATTATGATAAAATGTTGGAGTTTTGGAATGGTCCTACCAAAGACTTTACTAAATCTGTATTTGATGATGGTTTCACAACAAGAAATTATTGGGCTTTATTATTCCATCCTACATTACCAAAAGAGGGTTATGAAACAACAAAATTTAGAATAAAAGCAGTTATAGGATGGGAAAGTATTGGAAACAATATTAAACAAGAATTATTTATGGGTATGGATAAAATAGAAGACGAACTACAAGACTCAAATTTATCTATGTATTTAAATTTAGTTAGACACGAATTTTCTTTTAACGAAGATGGTTCAATAAAAATTAAAGCAGATTATATTGGTTCACTTGAAAATACTATGTTTAATTATAATTATGATTTGTTTAGAGGATTAAAAAAACAAATAAATGATTTGAATTCAAAACCACTAAGGAGTATAAGAAATGCTGAGGTTGTTGGTTTAAAAGTTGAAGAAGTTGTTATAGATGAGACTGTTAATTTATCACTACAACAAAAGAAACTTAAACTTTTAAGTGATTTAAGGAATGGTCCTTCAAATCTTTTAGAAGGGTGTAATACTTCCGAACAAAACGCTTTGATAGAAAAATTAAAAAATATACCAAAAACTGCATATGATGGTTATATAGAGGAACAACAAAAAGAATTAGAAAGAGTAGAAGAGCTATATAAACAAGAAGAAGTAAAAATAAAGAACATATTTTATGGTTCATTAGTAGCAAGATTATTAGAGAAAGGAAATGGGAATGTAAAGTTATATTCAATTAGCTTAGATGCTACCCAAATTACTCAATGGATCAATTGGAAAAATAGAGAAGTGGATACTGCCACGAAGCAACAACCTTCGTCAAAAGTTCCCGATATTAATTTTGGACCAATAGGTTTTAGTGATAATGTAGGAACAGCAGAACAATTAATTCAAAACTTATCAGTGGCTCCTACAACTACAACAGAAACGGAAGTAAACGTAACAACACAAGATATTTATTATACTACAGTTGGAAACTTGCTAGATGCAGCACACTCTATCATAGAATTTGGTAGTTATGATAGCAACAACAATCTTCAAAAAGGAGGTATTAATGAATGTTCTATTACGAAGCCTATTCCATCTGCGGACGGTGGACCATTAGAACCAGAATTATTAAAAGAATTCAAAAGAAACAAAATTGTTTTTTCTTCCCTAGATAATGATAGTAAAGTTAATATAGCAAATGTTCCAATAGCGTTCAATAGTTTATTAGAATTTTTCTTAGAGAAAATATATAAACCACAAAAAACAGAATACTCATTGTATCAGTTTATAAAAGATGTTATAACTGCTTTAGTAGAACCAGCAATCAATTTAAGAAGTGTAGCAAATTCTGGTATTAATCAATATTCCAATACATCATTAGCAACTAATATAATAACACTTAAGAGCAAAGAAAAAGGTAAAGCACCATTAGATCAATTTTTTAAACAACCACTTTCTGGTAGCGCAGCAATCAGTAATAATAACAATATTAATTTAGATGGAAAAACAAAAAAAGATATAAAACCATATTATCCTTCAAATAGTCAAGAAGGAAATTATTATTTTTATTATTTTATATATGATATCTATTTAAAAGATTTTGGTGGAAAAGGTGATTTAGTAGAAGACTCAAAAAGAGGTATATATCATTATACAATAGGACAAGATTATGGGTTAATTAAATCAATTAATTTTAAGAAAAGTGATCAACCATATAATCGTGAGTCAAAATCAATAGGTAAAAAAACAATTTATCTAGGTCAATTTAGAGATATATACCAAGCAAGCGTAAATATGGTAGGAAATAATATTTATACACCCGGAATGATTTTGTTATTAAAACCTTCTGTTGAATTTGGAAATGTTATAGGGTCAGTAGACGAAAATTCTAAACCATCTTTTTCTCAAATAACTGGTGTTGGAGGTTATTATAGTGTTATAAAAGCTTCTAATACTATAGATGAGAATGGATTTTCTACATCGTTAGAATGTTTGTTTCATTCTAATCAACCAAAAAGAAAAAAAGAAGCAAAAGAAAAAGCTTGTCAACAGGAATTAGTCGATCTTCTGGCTGATCCAGATTTTAATGAACTCCTTGCTGAAGTTAAAGAGGTTGTGAAGGAAGAAGAAGCAAAGGTAGCAGCCGTGGAAGCATTTAAAGAAGCTTCTAATGAATTTATTAAAGATACAAAAGAATTTTTAGGAGATGGTATTATAGCTGATGTGGTTACTACCATTCTCGCTCCTTTTGGTACAGGTTTAGTACCAGCAGTAGCAGGTGCTGGTGCTGCTATCGGTGCTTATTTTGGAACAAATAACAATGATACTATTAACCCAGATACCTTTGAAGAAGAAGAAAAAGCTGACAAAGAATAACTTATAGGATGAATAAAACTTTATAATGGAACCAAAAGCAAAAAATGATATAAAATCAAATAAGTTATATGAATATAGAAAATTCTATGATAAAGTATTCTTTCCAAAAGGTATAGATAATTTAATAAACTTATGGAACAGATCACAACTTTATGGAAGAGTTAATAAAGATTTAGAAACAATCATTCTTAACACAAGTAAACTAAAAAATATGCCAGACACAACAGAAAAACTTTTTATAAATGAAGTTGTAGCATTAGCATATAAAGAATTTAACGATGAATATAGAAAAGCAGATTTTATAAAAATAATACCAAAGAGCAACTTAAATCCATTAAAAGTAAAGAAAACTATAGTAGAACCAAACAAAGAATATTTACAACATATTGACTCTATTTTAAATGTTGTTATAGATAATAATCAAAATATATTTAAAAATCAAACAAATTCATTAGAAGAGTTTATTAACAATCTTTGTTCTTTTATTGTCTTTGTAAAACCAATCTTAACAAAGACAAAGTTTATAAATTCAAATTTAACTTCTGTTGCCTCAACTGGTCTTTCATTAGAGTTCTCTACTTTGGAACACGGAAATGATATTCCAAAAGCAAGCAAGTTTATAAATGATCAAAACTTTACATTCTTTACAAACACAGCAGAAAAATATTCATTCTACATAGATAAAAATGCTCCTTGGAGAATAATCTTTAATGTGAATACTGCTTACGCAAGTTTAAAATTTAATCAGTTAGGTTATACTAGTTTGGAAGATTTCTTCGATAAGTCTTATACAAAAACTTATCTAGAAGATTACTCTACCATTAGAGAAGTTATTAAACAAAAATATAATTCTTTATATGAAGCAAAACCAAAAACTCAAATTTATTCTTATTCTCACGAACAACAAAAAGTTGAATTAGATACTCTATATAAAACACAAGCAACAGATTTAGAAGAATTAGTTTGGATTAGATTATGGTATTTTTTTAGAGTATGCGAAGAACACACAGTATTAACACAAAATCAATTTAATAATAATTTATTAAAAATTAACAGTTTATATTTTTTAGATAAAGAAAAAGCATTAAAGTGGGTTGAAAAAGAAACCAATTCCTTCCTTGACGGTGGAAGGAACCCTAGCTATAATCAATATGTTAATGTTGAGAAAAGTTCCTTAGCAGGAACAAGTTCGTTCATATTTAAAGTATGAGGTCTAAATGCTTGTTGAACCGCTCGATAATAAGAATGAGTGCGTTGGCTTTTATTGTGAAGGACAAATTGTAAAGGAACCACCAACCTTTACTGAGACTTGGAGTTATCACCCAGCATTTAAAAGTGATAGTGAATATGCTTATTTGTATTGTAAAGACGATATTAATAAGTTTTGTCCCGAACTATACAAAAAAGATTGGAAGTATGTAAACGAACATATGAAAGCTTATTTCAAGTCATTCATCGCTGCTAAAATCAATCTTGATCATAATTGTATTTTTGATATGATCCCTCATGAATTTCTAATTGAATATTATGAAGTAAAAACACAAATTGTAAGTCATATTCTTTCTAACTTTCCAAAGCCAAAAGATTATGATTATCTTGTTGCTTTGTCCGAAGTTCTTTGGGATATTAAGTCTCGTCCTTTGAATGTGGATACAACTTCTTTAACGGAGAAGAAACACATTCAAAAGTATAATGATTTAAGTCCTTATGTAAAATATGATATCTTTGGAACTAAAACAGGTAGGTTATCAACTCAACCAAAGTCATTCCCTATTCTTCAGCTTGATAAGACACATCGTTCTATACTTCATCCTACAAATGATTGGTTTGTTGAACTTGATTACAACGGAGCAGAAGTAAGAACTTTCTTGGCTCTTGCTGGTGTTGAACAACCAGAAATAGACATTCACCAATGGAACGCAGATCGCATTTATAGTGGATTAAAAGATCGTGAAGAAGCCAAACTTTCTTTTCTTGCTTGGTTATATGGAGAAACTAAAAATGAAAAAGCAGAACAAATTTACAATAAGCAGAAAGTTATTCAAGAATATTGGGACGGACAGAAAATTACTACATTCTACGGCATGGAAATACCTGCTGATAGTAAGCACGCTGTTAATTATCTTATCCAATCTACTTTCGCTCAGTTATCTCTTCGCCAAATGATTAAAGTGTTTGACTTTCTAAGAAGTCGTAAGTCTTATATTGCTTTTACGGTTCACGACAATATTGTAATTGATTTGGCCCAAGAAGATAAAAAAGATCTAAAGCAGATTATTGATATTTATTCTAATACTGATCTTGGGAAGTTTAAAGTAAACCTAAAAGCAGGGGTAAATTACGGAGAATTAAAGAAGTTTTAACTATTTAAGTATGACAGGAGTTAAAAATGGAACAAATTGTAATGCAGCTTATACAGATGGAACAACAAATGCGTATATTCCACTGGCAAACTAAATCATTCGCAAGACATTCAGCGTTTGGTGGAATATATGATGCACTTGGAGATTTAATAGACACCTTTGCTGAAGCTTGGATGGGTAAGAACGGAAGAGTTCGCGTTGCTGGACCTATTGACCTTCAAGACATTGGTGGTGATGTAGAAGGCATTGTAGATGGGTATATAGATACTCTTATTGGCTTTACCGACACATTAGATCCACAAAAAGATACAGACCTTCTAAATATTCGTGATGAAATTTTAGGAGAGTTCAATAAACTCAAATACCTTCTCACCCTTAAGTAATGGATAAGATACTTCAAAGTTGGAATAACTTTCTAAACGAGCAAACAGAGCCTTACCAAAGAAAGATGAAGGCAAAACATTCTCGTTTAAAGAAAAGAATTATTGGTCATGGAGGCCAAAAAGCTGGTCCTCCATATACCAAAAAACCTTCTATGGAACGTTCTAAATCTGCTCCTCCTATGGGAGAAGCTTTAGAAGAAGACCAATTCGTTATTGAAGAACATATAGTTAAACAAGGCAAGAAATATTGTTTAAAATCTAAAAAAAGTAATAAGAACCTTGGTTGCTATCCTACAAAGGCAGGAGCAAAAAAAAGAGAAAAACAAGTTCAATATTTTAAGCATGTAAATGAAGGATTACTTGATTTCTTTAAGAAAAAAAAAGAAGAACCAATCACTATTCCTCCTTACACAGATTATAATGAAATAGGAAACACAGGAATATATGTTGGTAGATTTCCTATGGCTAAAGATAGTAAAGAAAATAGAGTATTCCAACCAGATGTATTAAAATTTGATAAAGTATATTTGGTTGCTGGTGAAGAAGTAGATTTTTTAAATGTAAGACAACCAAATGTTTTAAAAGAAAATAAAGGTAAAATAATTACTGGTAATTTTGATGATACTGCTACGCCAAAGTTAAACCAACTCCAAGAGATGGAAACTATGGCACAAGATATAGAAAAAGCAGAAGGACAAAAGATATTAGTTGCTTGTAGTGCTGGTAAAAATCGTTCATCAGCTATAGCAGCAAGAGCAATAGTATTAAAAGAAGGTGGAATTAAAAGCGATCAAGACTTAGATCATATTGTTAATATGATAAGAAGCGCAAGAGGTCCAAGTGCCTTAGCTTATACTCACATGCATAAAACAGGTGCTGCAATTGATAAAAACAAACCACCTCAGCATGATGCCTTTATAAACTTTATTAAGAATGGTCCATCTGCTCCCCTTGAAGAAGCCCTAAGAAGAGTTATAAGAAGATTGATTAGAGAGCAACATGGAAGAAAACGATACACTTAATTCAGTATTAATTATAGTTCAAAAAGGCAAAAAAATTCTTGTAGTAGAAAGATCCAAAACAGATGCTTGGATGCCTCTTCATTGGTCTTATCCGGGTGGTCATATTCAAAAGAATGAAACCCCTTATTATGCTGCGAAAAGAGAACTTGAAGAAGAAACTGGTATTAAAGCAAAACATGTTGTATATGCTGGAATCCGTAATACAACTAACGGTAAAATGTATATTTATCTTTGTGATGATTTTGATTTTAGTAGTGAAGTAAAGTTAAACTTTGAACATTCAGATCACAAGTGGATTACATATGATGATATTCAAGATCTGGATAAACAAACGCCATTTATGAAACAAATTGCTGCTACTGCTCTTGAAATTCCTATGGGATACTAATGAATATAATTGGACTTGGTAAAACAGGTTGTGTGATAGCAGAAAAATTTAGTAAGTATCCACAATATAAAGTATTTAAGTTATCAATAGAAGAGGGAAACATTGAAGAACAAACAACTCCAGAAGAATATGAGAGTAAAACAAGCCATGCTCCTTTTACTCTGGACGGTCCTATTGATTTTATTTTAAGTGGTGACGAAATTGTAATTGCTTCTTCCTTAAAAATATTGGAGGGTTATAAAAATCATGAGATTAGAATTATATATATTAGACCTTCTCAACGCTTCACTACTGGATCTCAAAGAGCAACAGATAAGATTGTATTTAATGTATTACAAGAGTATACACGTTCTAACAAGTTTCTCTCTTTCTATATAATCAGTTATGAGATGGTAGCAAAAATGGTTGGTAAGATCCCGATTGTTGGATATTATGATAAACTAAATACGGTTATAGCAGATACAATCCATATGCTTAATTATCTCGATCATATTGAAGGTTCTATGGATACCTTTATGGATATGCCTACAACTTATTGTATGAAAACAATTGGTTTAATGGATATTGATACAGGAGTAGAAAACTTATTTTATGATCTTGACGAAGTAAGAGACAAGAGATACTATTACTCCATCAACGAAGAGCAGCTAAACAATGATGGTGATTTGTTTGATAGTATAAACCAACAAGTAGAAGAAAGCATAACAGACCTTACCAAAGCGATGTTCGGTGTTTATCCTTCTCAATACAAAGAAAATTATTGTTATGTTGTTTACTCTTCTCCACATATTCAAGGAATAAAATGAAAGCGTATACAGGTATATTTATGAAGAAAGATGGAAGTTCAAGGTCTATGAGTTTTGTTAAGGTAAAGGACTTGCCAGAAGCTTTCTTTGATGGTAAGATTAAAGGGACAGGGAAGCCAAGAACTCTGGCGGAAGGGTCCGAAATGGTTTATGATTTAGATGCTAAGGATTTTCGTGTCTTTAATCATAATACGGTCGTTGGGAATATTCTTGAAATAGAACTTGACGATGATTTGCTAGTAGGATAGAATAACAATACGGCAGTTGAAGAGATTTGTTCAACTGATCTTAAAACAAACAACAAGGGGTATTAAAATGGCACTAGATATGAGCAAGATGAAGAACAAGCTTGAGAAGCTTGCTAACAATGGTAAAGAAACTTCTACATCAGTAAAATGGAAGTTGGAAGAGGGTCAACACTCTGTTCGTATTATTCCTACCGATGATGGTGATCCATTCAAGGAACTTTACTTTCACTACAAGGTTGGTGGTAAGACCGTTCTTTGTCCCAAGAAGAACTTTAATGATGAATGTCCTGTGTGTAATTTTGCTACACAGCTTTGGAAGGAAGGAACCGCTAGTGAAGATAAGTCAAGCCAGAAAATGGCTAAGGAACTATTCCCCAAACAACGTTTTATGTCTCCTGTTCTAGTTCGTGGGGAAGAGGCTAAGGGTGTTCAAGTATGGGAATATGGCAAGCGTGCTTATGAAACTATGGTTGGTCTTGTTCTAAATCCAGAATACGGAGATATTACAGATCCACAAGATGGTCTTGATCTTGTAATTGATTATTCTAAACCTCCAATTGGAGCCAAAGATCAATTCCCAGAGACAAAGATTACTCCTCGTCGTAAATCTTCAGCACTTTGTTCCCCAGAATATGGTGGTCCAGCTAAGTGTAAAGAACTTCTGGATACTATCCCAGATTTCAGCAAGCTCTATCCTCGTCAAACCACACAAGAAGTCCAGAAGATTCTTGATGCTGCTTTAGCAACTGACGATAGCGCGGAAGATAGTAGCCGTGAGGTAGTTCGTGAAGGTAAGTCAAAAAAGGCAACTACAGGTGCAGAGTCAGTTGATTCTGCCTTTCAAGAATTCGCCAGCTAATATACACTAACTAAGCGGGTATATCTTTCGGGGTATACCCGCTTTTTTCATAAACAAAGGAACAAAATGGCTAGAAAATCTACAACTCAAACAACGACAAATGGTAAGCTATCAATAGCTCAGTTAAGAGAAGCAATTAATAAGAAAGCGGGAATTGAAGTATCTTTTGATCTTTTAGAACAAAACCCCTCGGAAGTAGTTGAATGGATACCAACAGGATCAGATGTTCTAGACTCAATTATTTGTAGAGGTAAAAAAGCTGGTATACCTGTTGGACGTATTACAGAATTGGCTGGTATTGAATCATCTGGTAAATCTTATTTTGCCGCACAAATAGCAGCTAACGCACAAAAAATGGGAATGACGGTAGTATATTTTGATTCGGAGTCAGCATTAGATCCTGCCTTTCTTTCAAAAGCAGGTTGTAATGTTGGAGAAATCATTTATACTCAAGCGATGAACATAGAGTTTGTTCTTGAAACTATCGAACAACTTCTTGGAGAAGGAGAACATTTCTTATTTATTCTTGACTCATTTGCTTTTACTCCTTCTCTTGCCGATCTTGAAGGAGATTTTAATCCACAATCTTCTATGGCTGTAAAACCAAGAATTATGGCTAAGGGTCTTGCTAAACTTATTCAACCAATCGCAAATAAGAAAAGTTCATTTCTTGTTCTTAATCAATTAAAACAAAATATCGTAATGGGACCAACCGCTCATGTAGAAATGATGGTAAATCCATATATTACTCCGGGTGGAAAAGCATTATCTTATTCATATTCTCTTAGAATTTGGCTTACACCTAAGAAAAGCAAAGCAAGTTTTGTTGTATCGCCAACTGGTTTTAGAATTGGATCAGAAACAAAATGTGTGTTAAAGAAATCAAGGTTCGGTACAGAAGGAAGAGAATGTTCGCTTAAACTTTTGTGGGGTGGAGAAAAGATTGAAGTATCCGATCATGAAGCTTGGCTTGATGTTCTTTCTAAATCCGATAGAGCTACAAGTGGAGCATGGTGGAAACTTACTCTTCTTGATGGAACTACCAAGCAATTTAGATCAGCAGACTTTTCTAATGAACTCCAAAACCAAGATTTTAGAAATGCTGTTTTAAGTATTGTAGAAGAAGAACTTATTACTAAATTTGATAAACAAACGGGTAATGCTTCTAACTACTATAATATAGAAACAGAAGATTAAAACAAAGGCTCTCTAAGGGTTGACGCTCTTAGGGAGCCTTGTTATTAGCATGGTGTTGGAGAGAAGAACATCATGGAGCCAGACCCGAAGCTGTCTAAGAAGAAGCAGCGTTATATTGAACTTGCAGCGCGTATTGCCCAGCAAACTGAATTCAAGGAGTATAAGCATGGTGCTATCCTTGTTCGTGCTGGTGCCGTAATCAATACTTCCTGTAATAAGAATAAGTATAAGGCTTGGGCTAATCAGTTTCGTAAGAAGCAACATGGTCACGCTACTATTCATGCTGAGATTGGAGCTATTCTTGGTCTTGATCGTTCTCTAACAGAGGGCTCGACCATTTATGTTGTTCGCGTTGGTAAGTGTGGTGATTTGAAGAACTCTAAGCCTTGTCCTATGTGTGAAGCTGCTATGCAGTATGTTGGGATCAAAAAGGTTGTTTATTCCTCCGAAGATGGTAAGATTGAAACTATGAGGATTTACAATGAATAAGTACACTCCAAGTAAATATGACCCTCACTCTTATCGTAATCCTTGGGAAGAAGCCAAAGAAGGTTGCTGGGTTGTTAGAAAGAAGGATAATATCACTTCTACTCGCCATCTTAAAGATGAAGAAATGATAGAAGGATTAGAACAAATTCATTATGCTATGGCTGTTAGTAGTGATATAATGATGAACAAGATGTTAGATCTTCAAGGTAGTTGTCGCTCTTTGTCTATTAGTGATATAGTGCTTGAAACTATCAATGAGATTGCAAAAGAAATCAACAGGAGGAAAAATGAGTTCAACGTGGGAAACTGAAATTACCGACAAGTATCCAAAGACATTTGCCCGACTTAGGTATTTTGAATGTTCTGGTGGTTGGAAAGATCTTATTGCTGAAATTGCAGAAGTAAGCGAGAGACATAATAATACCCAGCAAAATAGTGATTATCATATTACAGCAGCACAAGTTAAGGAAAAGTTCGGAGGTCTTAGGTTTTATATTGATAGTGGAGAAGTATGCCCGGAAGAAGTTTATCTGGAAATCTCTAATGTTATTGCCGAAGTAGAAGGTAGGTCTTATAAAACTTGTGAGGTTTGTGGAGAGCCAGCTATTAAAAGGAGAGAAAGGTCTTGGGTAAAGACACTTTGCGATAAGCATGTTTGAAAAAGGTAATTTAGTATGGATTAATAAATATAGTCCATCATTTACTTCACATCTATTAGCGGATACTCCAATAAGGCAACAAACCTTATTTAAGGAGTATTCGCTTTTAGGTGTTATTATGGAAGTATACCCAGATATGTGTTATGTTTATACTACCGAAACTCAAAAATATAAATATATATATAAGGAGGATATTATTAAATGCCAAGACTAATGATCGTAGATGGATTAAATATGTTT